TGACTTAACTATTTTATCGTCTACAGTATTTTCAGCTATCAAGTCAACATAGGTAACACTGCCAGTCTGGCCAATACGATGCGCTCTGTCTTCTGATTGCAGTCTTTTCTCAAGGTCATAACTATTAGAATAATAAATTACTGTGTTTGCAGCTGTAAGTGTGATTCCATACCCCCCAGTCTGTGCATTTCCTACAAAATAGCGTGTAGGGCCGTTTTTTTGCTGAAACTGAGCAATATGCTCCTGGCGGAGGGTAGAGTCCACCCCACCGTGATATTCGACTGTAGACGCATCTCCGTAAGCTTTTTTGAGCGCAGCGACTATATTTTTTATATCTTCCCTGTAATTTGCCCAGATAATCACCTTGCCGTCTGTTTCTTCTAATAGTTGTAGCAATGCGTCCATACGATTATTTTTTAGTGCCGTAGTTGTGCCATCATCCGCCTTGAAATGGCCACAAGTTATTTGATGCAATCTCATCAATTGTGTCATAACATTTACGGTTGTCATAACTTCTCCATTATCTAACATTGCAAGTGCCATTTGTTTCATTTGTTTGTATGCTTTGTCTTGTTCTGGTGTCAGTTCTACTAATCGTTTTGTAAATACTTTTTCTGGTAAATCTAAACAGTCTTCTTTAAGCACACGATAAGAAAATTTATCTAATATATCTGCTAGTTCATCTAGTCTTCTGTAAGATACTACAAGCTGTACTTGTCGACCGCCGAAATTTCTTTTGACCATGTTTGCATAGCGTGCACGGAAACTATAGTAAGAGGCATGCCCCAGATGGTATGGGTCTAGAAACTCACATTGACTAAACAAATCAAGAGGTGACTTTGTAACTGGAGAGCCTGTTAAGATTCTACGATATTTCGCTAGATCCCCTATTTTTAAAATATTTTTTGTTCGCTTTGCTGTCGGATTCTTGATCGTCGTAGATTCATCAATCCCTATTAAAGCTCTTCCAACAAAAATGTTAAGGAAACTTCGCGCAAAGTCCAGTCCTTTTGACGTAGAAAATGCTTCTACGTTCATTATCAATATCTTAAGATCACCTTTATCGTCAAATAATGTGTCAAGTTCAGCCTGTTTTTTCTTCGTCGCTGTTGGTTCCCATAATACTTTTGTGCATTCTATGTGGTCTGGTAAGTGTGTTGGAAATTCTATTGCATCCCAGTTCTTGTACACACCTTTTGGTGCTACAATCAAGGCGCCCTTGATAGCACCTCTGTCATACAGGATAGCGATGTTATCCACAAGGACCTTAGATTTACCTGTACCCATTTCCATAAACAGGGCATAAGTGTCAGAAGCCCAGGATTTCTCTAATGCTTTGAGCTGATGCTCGTATGGCTTAGTCTTAAACTTATAATTTTTTATCATATTTTCGTTATTCTTTCTTGACAATCATATAATCATGACTATGTTCAATGTCAACATAAGAAAGTATGAAATGAGAAATAAATTATTTGAATTGTACAGGCCAAAACAATTGGCAGAATTTTTGGAATTTAACAAGGCAAACCCTGATGAGAGTTTTGTCTACGTTTTGCAACACCCTCCAAGAAATATAAATATTTTGACTGCGTCGGACTACGGATATTTGGTTATTTGTTTACCAGAAAATTCACAGATGTTATTTAGTCCAGCACCTTTCATACATAAAATGAGAAAAAATTTACAAGATTTTAAAGAAACAGATTATATACTTTGTTCTGGTGATCCTGCTATCATAGGATTGTCAACAGCAATTGTTAGTGATATAACACAAGGAAGATTTAATTTATTAAAGTGGGATAGACAGGAGACAAGATACTATCCACTTAGTTTTAATTTATTTGAGAAAGGAATAGAAGATGACGGAAATAAATTTTGAAGAAGACCAACAGGAAATAATAGACAAAACTGATATTTCAAGTTTGGCAGGATATTGTAAAGAACTGAAAGCTTACGAAGATGAGATTGCAGATTTAGAAGAAAAAATAAAATACAAAAAAGAAAAAGCAGACAAGATTAGTTCAGAGATAATACCTAATATGTTAGCAGAACAAGGGCTATCATCTTTGAAACTGGCTGACGGCAGTGCTGTAGAAGTAAAAAAATCTTACAGTTGCACCATCAAAAAAGACGATGTTGAGTCAGCTCACAAATGGCTTCGAGAAAACGGGCTAGCAGACATCATTAAAAATGAAGTCTTTGTTACGTTCGGTAAAGGCGAAGATAACAAGGCGAAGGATCTCCTGGACCTTGCGGAGCAATCGGGTTATGAGCCACAACAAAAATCAAAAGTTGAGCCCATGACTTTGAAAGCTCTTTATAGAGAGCGTGTCGAGGCCGGCCTCGACATGCCCTCGGATTCTTTTCATTTGTTTGTAAAGGATCAAACTAAAATTAGCCGGAAAAAATGAATCATGAAACAAGGAGAAAATAAACATGAACCAAGTAGCTGAAAAAAAGAAATCAGACGTTGCCTTAACAGGCATGTTTGAAGAAGACGCTAATACGAGTTTTGGCAATATGGACTCAGACGATTATGCATTGCCATTTCTTAGAGTATTAGGTCAACTATCACCTGAATGTAATAAAAGGGACGCCAAATATGTGGATGGTGCTGAGCCAGGTATGATATTTAATACTGTGACTAAGCAACTGTATGACGGTGAGGCAGGAGTAAATATTATTCCATGCTATTACAAACGGGAATATGTCGAGTGGAGTGATAGAGGCGAGGGCACAACTGCTCCTGTAGCTATACACTCTGTTGATAGTGGCATTATCAAAGAAGCAACAAGAGACGCTAGTTATAAAGACAGATTACCAAACGGTAACTATCTAGAAAACACAGCATCTTATTTTGTATTGATTGATGATGGTACGTCAGCATTGATTTCTATGAAATCTACACAATTAAAAGTGAGTAGATCATGGAACTCTATGATGAACAGTATCAAACTTAAAGGCAAGAATGGTATGTTCACACCGGCTATGTATAGTCACATTTACAATCTTAAAACTGTACAACAATCAAATGACAAGGGAACTTGGTTTGGTTGGACTATAGAAAAGGTTGGGCCTGTACAAGATAAAGACTTGTATGGTGCTGCAAAAAGTTTTGCTAGTTCCGTAAACAAGGGTGACGTAACTGCAAAACATGGTGGTGACGGCGAAGCTAAGTCTAAGGACGAGGTGCCGTTTTAATCATGAAGAAGGAGACGCGTAAGCACATCCCCCCTTACGCGTCTCTGACGTTTGACGAGTATTGGCTAGCCCAAGACGAGTTGTGGGATATGAGTACAAAGGAGTCAAAAAGACAAAAAGAAGAAAGGTTAAAGAGATTAAATGATAAGGATATGCCCGACATGCCAGACAAAGTTTGAAATAACTAAGTGGCAAAAACAAAAAATATATTGCAACGACATTTGTAAACCTACCTTTAGACCAAACAGAGGTAAACCAAGAACAGGGAGGCCACGAAAGAGTGAGGTTTAAAGAAATATTTGAAGGTAATAACAGTGCGTTTGGACAACTGATACTGTCTGGTAAAAAAGATGCCAGAGGTAAAGAAAAAGGTCGACCATGGATACGAAGAGAGACAGTCTCAGAGCAATTGTGGAAAGACCACATAGAAGGTAAAACAGATGCAAATGGAAAATTATTACCTGCTCTAGGTGTCATACCTATAAACGAAGAGAATAAGTGTAGGTGGGGTTGTATTGATATTGACATATACAATCTCGATCACAAACAACTTTTACAAAAAATAAAAGAACTGAAATTTCCTTTAATAACATTTAGATCTAAGTCAGGTGGTGCACACTTGTTTTTGTTTGCAGATAAATTTATTCCTGCATTTCTTATGAAAGATAAACTAGAACAAATGGCAACGGCATTGGGCTACGAGGGTAGTGAGGTATTTCCAAAACAAACAGAATTATTGGCCGAGCGAGGTGACGTAGGTAATTTTTTAAATTTACCTTACCATGCAGGAACAAAAGGTTTGAGATATGCGCTAGATGAAAACGGTGGTGCTGCTAGTTTAGAATCATTCTATTCTATGTATGATGCATTTGTACAAACAGAAGAACAGATAGACAGCATACAAATAAAAGAACCACCAAAAAAACAAGAATATTTTCCAGATGGTCCACCTTGTCTAAATAGATTAGCAGAAGAAGGGTTTGGTGAGGGATCTAGAAATAATGGTTTATTTAATGTTGGTGTGTACAGAAAAAAATCTAGTCCTGATGATTGGGAAAATATGTTGGTCGCTGATAATCTTAAAGTTATGGATCCACCTCTTGGCAACACAGAGGTACAAATGTTAATAAAATCATTAAAAAGAAAAGACTACGACAAGTATAAATGCAAAGAACAACCTATATGTGGTGTGTGTAACGCAGCTAAATGCGCAACAAAAATGTATGGTGTTGGTTATGAAGAAGAACAGATGCCAAGGTTGAGCGCTTTAGTACGAGTCACATCACAACCTCCACAATGGTTTTTAAATGTAGATGACGCAAGAATAGAATTAAAAACTGTAGAACTAAGAAACCCAGAGTTATTTGCAACAGCGGTGTTAGATCAAATAGATGTAGTGATACCAGATGTAACACCTAAGAACTGGAGAAAGCTCTATCTAAGAGAGTTGATGGCAAGTGTTGATCACAGTGAGCCGTTGCAATCATTAGATCCTAAATACTTTATAGTAAATTTATTAAAAGATTTTACAGTCAACAGACCACAGGGTAGAAAAAAAGAAGACATACTTAGAAAGATGGCGTGGACTGACGAAGATAATTTTTGTTATTTTAGAATGGATGATTTTTATGGATGGGCAAAAAGAAATAACTGGGAGTTGGACAGACAAAAGACAGCGAGTCTAATAAAAAATCTTAGTAATTTTGAAAAAGAAGTCCGTATGAAAATAAAACAGCAGACACCACATGTCATAAAAATTAAATCTATGAAAATAGAAAGCGATGAGGAACCAGAAATATCAGAAGTTAAATATGAAGAGTCACCTTTCTAATGAAAACAATAATACTAGGACCACCAGGCACAGGTAAAACTACAACACTATTAGATTTAGTAGAAGATTTTTTACGAGCTGGCACAGACATAAAAAAGATTGGGTATTTTTCTTTTACAAAGAAAGCTGCATGGGAAGCAACACACAGAGCAGAACAAAAGTTTATGATAGATCAAAAAGAGATACCATATTTTAGGACTCTGCATTCACTTGCATTTAGAACTTTAGGTATGAACAAGGAGCGTGTGATGAAGTCTCCAGACTACAGAGACTTTGGTTTAAAGTGTGGCATACCTATCAAGACAGCGTGGTACAATGATGAGGATGGTGTGTTTAATTCTGACAATGAATATCTACGACTAATTAACAAAGCACGAGTTTTAGAAATGCCTGTCTTAGATTTATATGACAAAAATGAACATCACATGGACATTGAGCGAGATCTATTATATCTTTTAGATCAAGAACTTAAGAAGTATAAAACAGAAAAAGGATTGTATGATTATGATGACATGTTGGAACAATTTATTGACCAAGATGTTTCACCGTCTTTTGACGTATTATTTATTGACGAAGCACAGGACCTCTCACCTTTGCAATGGAGAATGGTCCGGACTCTTTGGAAGAAAGCAAACAAGACCTACATTGCAGGGGACGATGATCAAGCTATATTTAGATGGGCTGGCGCTGACGTTGATACTTTTATCGCTCTTAAAGATGAAGTAGATCACATAGATACATTAAATCAATCTTACAGAATACCTGGTGGACCGATACACGAACTATCACAAGATATAATTAGAAAAGTTACAAACAGATACGACAAAGAATATATGCCGAGACAAGAACAAGGTGACCTTACAAGATACTCTGACGTTACACAGGTAGACATGTCACAAGGTGAGTGGTTAGTATTGTCAAGCGCAAATTATTTTTTAGACGAGATAAAAGATTTATGTAGATTACAAGGTTGGTATTATGCACACAAAACTAAAAATTCTGTAAAGCTAGATTTATTGTTGGCCATACAAACATGGGAAAAATGGCGTTCAATGGAGCATTTATTACCTGTAGCATCAATAAAAAATGTGTATGCATATCTGGGAGAAAATGTTACAAAGGGGTATAGAACAGGTAAAACATTAAACGAAAGTGAAGAAGGTTACTACATCGAAGAATGTATGCAGCAACACGGATTACAAACAGACGAAGTTTGGTATAAGGCATTTGCTGGTCTAGATGTAGATACAGAAAACTATATAAGAAATATGCTAGCTAACGACGAAAAGATAACACAAAATCCACGCATAACCTTATCAACAATACATGCTGCCAAAGGAGGTGAAGCCGATAATGTACTCATTCTTCCTGATATTACTAAGTCTGCTGTTGACAACGATGATATTAATCCAGATGAACTACACCGTCTATTTTATGTAGGAGTCACACGTGCAAAGAAATCATTACACATACTAGAACCAAGAAACTATGAGAGGTGTTATGTCATCTAAAAAACATGACCCAGTAAACTTTCCATCACACTACAACAAAGGTGATATAGGTTGCATAGATGCAATCAAGTCATGTCAAGGAGATGGTTTTAAATATTACCTACAAGGCTCAGCCATAAAATATGTTTGGCGTCACGAGCACAAAGGCAAACCCATAGAAGATCTAGACAAAGCCATTTGGTTTTTAAATAAATTAAAAGAGGAATATAAATGACATTGAGAAATCCTACTGACTACAAAAACGATATTGTTTTAGGCGAACAAAGAGGCCTTTATATAAAAACAACAAAAAACCCATACGTAAGTGAAATAGCTGATGGTATTTTTTTATGCCACAAAGTTTTTGATAATAATAAGTGGACTGAGATAAGAGAATGGTTAGACATGACAGAAACATGGATATATGTGCGAGAAACAAATCCTACGTCTGATGCTACATTTGCTCCAGGTTATTTTGTTACAAAAATTTATGATTACAACTTAGGAGATTATAGCATATTTCTCCCTACCCCTGAAATTTACAACCAGGTTTTCTTTCCATTTGCAAGTTTTGTTCAAGGAGACAAGCCTACGTCAAGAATACCTATAAGATTAAAAGCAAATTTATACCCAAGACAATCAGAAAAAATACAACATGAAAAGCATGTAGATTATTTTGATTATGAAACAAGTGAACAAGCACCATGGTTAACTAAAGTGCCCGTAACTAATATGGTATATATGGTCAATGATAATGATGGTGGCACTGAAATATTAGGTACAAGTGAAGGGGACATAATGGTTCCAAGTAAACAAAATACAGCTGTTATATTTCCTAATAAATATTGGCATAGAAGTTCTGTATGCACAGATAAAAAATGCAGGCTTACAATAAATTTTAATTTTATATGAGAACTTTACAACAACCACTTTTCACGCCAGAAACAGAATGGGTTCCACCAGATTTTTTACCAGATTTATCTAGTCATAGTGAGATTGCTATTGACTTAGAAACACGAGATCCAAACCTGCTTACATTGGGGTCAGGTTCGGTAAGAAGAGACGGGGAGATAGTCGGCATAGCAGTCGCGGTCGAAGGCTGGGCCGGCTATTTTCCTATCGCGCACGAAGGTGGTGGGAACATGGATCGAGGCTTAGTCCTGGATTGGTTTGAAGAATTATTACAAACGACATCAACAAAAATATTTCACAACGCAATGTACGATGTATCTTGGATTAGGTCACTTGGCTTTCACATAAACGGTGGCATCGTAGATACAATGATTGCTACAAGTTTGATTGATGAAAATAGATACAGTTACACACTAGACTCTGTTGGTAAAGATTACATAGGCATGCGTAAGAATGAAAAATTATTACAAGATGCTGCAAAAGACTTTGGCGTCAATCCAAAAGCAGAAATGTGGAAGTTACCTGCACCGTTTGTAGGTGAGTATGCAGAAAAGGATGCAGAGATGACATTGAAGTTGTGGCACGCATTACAACATGAAATATCAAAACAAGACTTGTGGGACATATTTAATTTAGAAACAAATTTATTTCCGTGTTTGGTCGATATGAAATTTAAAGGTGTACGTGTTGACGTACAAAAAGCCATGTCTGTCAAGGCACAGTTACAAGAAACAGAGAAAAAATTATTAGAAGATATAAATAAAATAGCAGGGTTTGATGTGGAGATATGGGCTGCTGCATCTATTGCAAAAGCATTTGACTCACAGAAACTACCGTACGACAGGACAGAGAAGGGTGCACCAAGCTTTACAAAAAACTTTCTTGCAACACACCCAGCTGAGCTACCAAAACTAATTAACGAAGCAAGAGAGATTAACAAAGCAAACACGACATTTATCGACACAATATTAAAACACGAACACAACGGACGCATACACGCTGAGATAAATCAAATACGATCAGATCAAGGTGGTACGGTTACAGGCAGGTTTAGTTACAACAATCCAAACCTCCAGCAGATTCCTGCAAGACACAAGCATCTTGGACCGCTGATTAGATCATTATTTATACCAGAAGAAAAACACACCTGGGGTTGTTTTGACTACAGCCAACAGGAACCAAGAATATTAGTGCACTTTGCATCACTGATGAAACTAGAAGGAACAGGCACAATCGTAGATGCATACAACGACGGCAGTGCAGACTTTCACCAGATGATTGCTGACATGGCCGGTATAGATCGTAAACAAGCAAAGACCATCAACTTAGGTATTATGTATGGCATGGGTAAAAACAAACTTATGGCAGAACTAGGACTTATGAAAGACGCAGCTGAGAAACTATTGAAGACGTATCACCAGCGAGCGCCTTTTGTAAAAATGTTATCAGAGGCTGTGGCGCGTCGCGCCGATGATTCTGGTAAGATTAGAACGATCGGGGGAAGACTATGTCACTTTGATATGTGGGAGCCACACGGTTTTGGTATTAAAAAACCACTGAAGCACGCAGATGCACTTAGGGAGCATGGACCGGGGATTAAAAGAGCATTCACATACAAAGCACTTAACAAACTAATACAAGGATCAGCCGCTGACATGACAAAACAATCTATGCTGGCGCTGTATCGGGAAGGAATAATACCACATGTACAAATTCATGACGAACTTGATATCTCAGTATCAGGCCCTGAAGAGTCAGAGCGAATTATTAGAATTATGGAAGAAGCGGTACAGTTACAAGTACCGAACAAAGTCGACTACGAAAAAGGCGAAAGCTGGGGGGACATAAAATGAGAGATGCCTACGACGCAATAATGAATATAAAAACTAACGCATTAAAACATTTACCCTTTCAGGTTAAATTTATGTCTATGCAAGTTCTTGCATGGATGTGGTCTGCTGTGTTTGGAATTTATATTGTAGAGAGCATTTACGCTTTTGGTATCTCTGCTTTTGCCCACGCAGGGGTTATTACAATGACTGTGTTGACAGCAATTTATTTTAAACAAGTGCGAAGAAAACCTGATGGTATTCTTACCAGAGGCAAAGGTGGAGAACACGAATGATACCTAAATTAATTGAAGTTAAAGATCTTACACCTTTTAAAGGTTTAATAATTGATGTTAGTAAAATTCCAGTAATTAGATATCAACAAAAGAAACCCTGTGATGCACAGTTTTATATGTTACCTGAAGGCAAGTTTTTTTTACACACCACCGGAGGATATTGGTTAAAAGGAAAGGGGCCAGACAAGGAAGGTTATAAAATGTTACCTCCTTTTGAAAATAATCCTGAAGAATACGGCACTAAATGTTTTCCATGGGTTGCTAGAAGAAGAACTAATGGAGAGTTTACAACTGTCAAAGCTAGTAGAGGAGGAAATGGTTATCCTAACGTAAGATTTCAAATAACAATAGAAGATTTAAAAAGACTGGATAGAGAAGATTTAATTCGTAAACGTAATGGTGTCCCTTTGCACAAAAGCCACGATGGTTGGGCTAGGAATGATGGAAAAAAGGGAATTAGTTTAACAGTAAGTTTACATACTTTAGTGGGTTATGCTTTGTTTCCACAATATTTTCAAACCCCAGAAATAAAATATTTAATAAATCACAAGTCAGAAAATTATGATTATCGACTAAGTCAATTATCTTTGTTAACATATGAAAATAATTACGATATCGAAAATTTAAAAAACAGAGAAGAAATGTGGTTGAGAGAAATTTTTGGTAGACGACAATTTTCTACAGGAGGAATAGTTGGCCGCTAATGACGATCTTGAGATTATACTGGGCATATGTGACAAGTGTTCCGAGTATGTGCCTTTTATTAGAGTAAAAGAAGACCCAGGACGTGTGTACAAATGTCTGACATGCAAAACCAAACACAAACAATACGTAAATGGCAAAGTTGTATTTAACTTTCTAGAAGACCCGTGGATTATAAAGAAGTGACGTCCAGGAAAAAATAAGGGAAAACCTGGACGCCAAAAGATGTGGATGTGTATAAAATAAATTAAAATAAACTATTGTCAAATATAATATTTGCTCTATATAATCCCATATAATAATATAACAAAGGAAAGAAAATGCCAGATATAAGTAAATTTAAATCAGTGTCTGTATCTATGGATACACACAATAAACTAATGAGTTTAGCACAAAATAGGTTTGAAGTGCCTGTGAGTGTACAGAAAGTAATAGAGTTTTTATTAGAGAAAGAGATAAAAAGAAAAAATGGTAGATCTAACGGGCGAGCAAAAGGTTAAAGCTATTTGCCCTCGTTGTAAGGGCAACGGCTATATTGTAGTGCAGGGCAAACCATACGACTGCGCTCAGTGCGATAATCAAATGTTTGTATGGTTGCCAGCAAATCAATGTAGGATTAATATAGAAGGTGGCATAGAACCAAAATGGATGAAATCTGGGGAGGCAATATGAGTATTATGCAAAAACGAATTAAAAATATTGCAAAAGCTATGGATAACGCCAAGGACTTAGATATGAAACGAATATGGAACATAAAATTAGAACAATTACTAGAAATTAGAGGGAGGAAAGCCTTTGAAGGACTTGAAAATCAAGCTCGAGTGGTCCACTAGTAATCTCTTGGTGTGGGTAATTTTGACGATGGGGATAGGATTAATGATTGTAAATATAGTCACAATGATTAATATGTACTCAGTTATAGAAACGATGTGGCTAGAGATACAACAGGTCAAAGAAACTAATATTTCTTTGTACCAATTTATTCAGGAGCATCAGGATGACTTTAATTAAGGAAAATAAAGGTGTGAGAAAAAAGATTCCAGACAGGATGATGAGTGCAACTTTCACTCTACCAATTGATGAGCGTAATGTGACGGGTATTTTAGATTATGTTGCAAGCGACACTGGACTAACACCTATGGCGTTTTGGATTAAACTCAAGCCAACAGATTCATACTTAGATAGAGAACTGAGAGCATCAGGTAAACTGATATCAAGATGCCTGCAGCATGGTGAGTCCTTGAAAGATTTAGTAGAGACATTATCTCAAGACAATGTGGTAGGACAGATGTCTAACTATCTACACAAAAATATGGAAGATATTATCATGGGTAAAAAGCCAGACAAGAAACAGCGTATGCTATCAACAGATCCTTATGCGATGAAAGAATGATAGAAGAGTTTGAAATAGAATGGATACCAGAGGATACAGGAGCGCCGTACGAGGCTGATGATGTATTTCCTGAGATGCCAGCTCACACCGTAGATAAAATTTGCAAATCTAAATTTGGCCATACAAACTGGGCCAGAATGGGTCTTATGACTCCAGAAGATTTATTGGGTAATCCACACGAATTTGACTATGAAAATGGAATAATATATTTTAAAAAGTCACATTTAGTATAGGAGAAAAATTTTTATGACCCTACCTTCCAGCGGCGCACTTTCTTTCTCACAGATCCAAGGTGAGTTCGGGGGCTCAAATCCTATATCATTATCCGAGTATTACCGCGGGGGACCTATAGTTCCAAACCATGGAAATACCAGTCCCATTCCTACGTCAGGTACAATTTCTGTAAATAATTTTTATGGAACTAGTGCTCAAGCTCCAGTGCCTTCGTCTAGAACATTTACACACCAACGCGGAGGTGTTACACAAGGTGCACTTATTCGTGCTGGTTACGTATCAGGTCTTTTTGGAGGTATAAGTCCTAACCCAGTTGGACAAATTAGTAGTGGACCCAATTACAGTATTAACAGATTAGAATCAGAAATGCAGGGCTGTGCTGGATATTTTAGGTTTTGGGTAAATGGATCTTATCCAAACTCGGGATGGACTAGTTTGCAGTGTACTTTTCAAACTGCTACTCTTACCATACAAAGATCTACTTTAACTTATACGGCAGGAAACCCTACTAGATGGGAGAATGCAAAATTGAATCAGTTTTTTGCAAACTCAGGTTCTTCTCCCGCAACGATAAATGCATAATTATGGAGTTAAAATACACAAAGACTAGTTTGGTCCAACAAGTTGGTGGATATGTACACATGGTAGACGGTGTAGAGAAAGTAGATGATTTAATAGTAACTTATTACAGGCCTACTAATTTTGAAGGCACAGTAAAAAATTTTGTTTTAGGTGACAACCATGAATTGTGGGATCAATTGCATGATGGATTTGAAACTAAAATATTACAAGAATGGATGGAAGAATTAGGTTATTCTATTTCTGATTATTATGTTTGTAATTTATCAAAAACAATAAAAAGAAGACAGGACATAGGTAACATACAGGCTGCCGAGTATCCAATAACAAACGCGGAGGAAATATAATGATAAGCACAATAAGAAGTTGGAAGGGACTTAATATAGATAACAAGCTGCAAATGTGTGTGTCGCTAGATACTAGCGTTGGAGATAGAGTAAAAAGGATGACTGCTGACGAAAGAGCTACGGATAGAGCAGGAAATGTGCAATCAGAGATTCACCCAGATTATCCATTTTTAATAAAACTAGACATACAATATTTTATTTTGGAAGGTTCTGTCAAAGTTAGATACGAATGGCAACACGGTGACGTGTTTCAAGACGAACACAAAGAAACATATAGAGATGTTGTACACACAAATTCACCAGAGCACGCAAGATTACAATCAACGTATACGCATGGTTCTGGTTACATGGAAGGTATTTCATCAATGGGTAACGAAGCAACTGATTGGAAAGACAACCCAGTGTTATACGAACCACATTGTTCAAGAACAGAAATAACTATTATGGAAGCAGGAACAAGAATTTTATGTCCGATAGGTTATTACAAAGGTTGGACATTTAAAAAAGCAGATGTGTTACCAGGAACTAGTATTACAGCAACAAAAGACGGCGATGATTGTTATGTCTTTTTTGCACAAAACTGCGAAGTAGATGGCAATGCGGTGTCAATAGATACCACTAAAAAACTAACATCAAGTTCTGTAAATATAAAAAATGTATCGGATAAATTGTGTAGACTTGTAAAGATATACAAATGAAACGTTTAAAACTTATTTGGAATTACGCATTCCATATGACAACGGACAATAACCCTCCGCTAGAGGTAATCTTTGAGTTTATACATGGTTTAGACAAAACAGATTTTAAAAAAATATATAAAAAATATAGTAAAACAAAAACAGGTAAGAAAGTATTTAGTAGAAAGTATTCTGTGTTAGATAAAATACAAACAGGTAATTTTAAGCCAGGCACTTTTGGTGCTGAGTTTCAAACATGGCTAAGAGAAGCAGATGGCGCTGTTGATGTAT